AGGACGCAAAGTTTGATCCGCAGAACGCTGGCCAGTACCGAATCACCAACGCCAGCACAACGGTTACCGTGTTTTTGGGATTTGGCGCATCTGCGGCAGAAGCTACGGCCAACGCTGTTGCACCGATTGCTGGAAATCCATCGCCGGCCATTGTGCTGATGCCTGGTACAACTTCAATTCTGCGCATGAATGGATCTGTGTTTTTCAGTGGGTTGGCTGCATCTGGCGTGACCGTCTACATCACACCGGGGCAGGGATTGTGACAGACGATGATTTCCGTCGCCTTGAAAGCAAGGTTGACAAACTAACCGATGCCGTTGGCAAGCTGATCCTGTTTGAAGAGCGTCAGGCCAACCAGGGCGCAAGGATTGGTGATGTTGAAACCAAGCTCGGAATTCAAGAGGTTCACTTGCAACGCATTGACAAGAAAGTCGACCAGTGGGTCAATCGCGGCGTCGGTGTCTGGGCTGCTGCGGCTATCGTGTTTGCAGTGGTCAAATACTTAGACAAATGACACCGCATTTCAGCCTGGAAGAATTCACCGCCAGCGACACTGCGGCTAGGCTGGGTATTGACAACCGATTACCTGATGAACTGCGCGAAAACGCACTGAAAACACTCCAGATGATGGAGCGAATAAGGTTCCACATTGATGCACCCATTACGATCACATCAGGATACCGCTGCAAGGCCTTGAATAGCGTTATAGGCTCCAAACCTGGGTCTGACCATACGATGGCCTTGGCTTGTGACTTTCGCGCTCCTAAGGCCGGTACGCCATTCCAGATTGCCGCAAGCCTGGCGCCTGTTTTCAAGATCATTGGTATCGGGCAACTCATCCTTGAGTTTGGCACCTGGGTTCACGTTAGCACCCGCATTCCAGACAAGATCATCAACCGCATCATCACGATTGACAAAGACGGAACAAGGGCAGGCATATGGCAGTAGACCCCATCAGCATTTTGCTTGGCATAGGCTCCAAGGTCATTGACAAGATTTGGCCTGATCCTGCACAACGTGACGCCGCCAAGTTGGAACTGCTAAAGATGCAGCAGTCTGGTGAACTCGCACAATTGACGGCTGAAACCAGTTTGATGGTGGAACAGATCAAGGTAAACGCTGCTGAAGCTCAGAACCCAAGTCTGTTCGTGTCTGGCTGGCGTCCAGGCGTGGGCTGGGTTTGCGTAGCTGCCTGCGGGTGGAATTGGATAGGTTTACCCATTGCCAAGCTGGGGCTGGAAATCTACGGCCACCCAATTAACCTATCACCAGCAGACCTCACCGAGATGCTGCCGATTTTGATGGGTATGCTCGGGCTTGGTGGCCTCCGCACTATCGAAAAGCTACAAGGTCGCGCTGCGAAGTAGCTGCATAGCATCCCGCAGGTCTTGACGTAGCTGTTCAATCGCCTCGGCCTGCTGTTGCATCCTGATGTAAGCGTCCGCTGCAAATTTGTCCAGCGTCGTTCTCTCCCAAGCCGGGAAGTTCGGTAGATCGTTCAATTTGATTCCTTATCCATTCGGGGCCTCCAAGTTTAATCAACTGGATGCGCTGCGTCTGAGTGAGTTTGATTGAGTAGAACACGTTCAGTGGCTCACCGGGTCGCTTTGCGCTCATGGCTTCTTTCGTGGTAATGGTGCCCAGTGCGTCCAGAACTGCGTCCCCGGCGTGTTTTCATAATGCCCCATCGTAGCCACACCTGACCGCCCAAGCAGCAAGACCTTGACCCCGGTGGGCGTGTGTTCGTCAATCGGTATCCAGTAATAATCATCGGCTACCACTGTCGTGCGGGTGCTGTCTAACCGAAACTTGATCTGTCTTTCTAACTCTTCAAAGGCTTCATCTTCAGTCATTTTTAGCTTTCAATTTGGCTTCCACAGTACGGGCAAATTCAATCCACTTGCTGCCGTAAACATTGTTCCTGTCAAACAAATCAAGTATCTCTTCCTCCGTCAGTCCTACCCACTCGCGCTGTGAACAAACGTGGCCGCAGCGGGGGCAGTCAACCTGCTCTGGCTGTGCTGCGGGTGGGGTGACATAGCCAAACAATTTCGCAAACTCACTTACCATATATGTCCCCCGCGACCCATCGTCAAAGGTAATGTCTGGTGATCCACCGGCAGTCAAAGACACAACCTCCCCAAGACTTTCGTCTTCAAGGCAGATAACCCTGTCACCCACTTTTGGCATACGCATCTGCTCCTGCTCTGGCTTAGGTGGATAGTTGTTGCTGCTGCAAGCCACGCACTCGTAAAGTACGGCGGCTTTACACTCGGGGCAGGTAGGCTCCTGCTGTGGCTGCTCCAGTGCGGTGCGCAGGGCGGTGATGGCTTCTACGATGTGCGTGTACTTGGTCACATAACGCTCATTTTCCAACGCTTCCAGCGCCATCTGCGCGGCTTGTCTTAGGTCAGTCATTTCATGTTCCTCCCAATTTCTGCTGCTGCCCTGACGATGGCACGGCGGGTTGCTGCACTCATATCGTCTGCGTTATCTGACGCCTGTTCGTACCAGTTTTCTCCTCGCCATTTCCATGCTGTCGCACTGCCGCTATTGATCTGTATAAACAGCCCCAACTTCACCGCCAACCGCAGTGCATCGCCATCGTCTGCAATGGGGTTCCATTGGTTAAACTCAATCCGCATCTTTGCCTCTTCCAGCCCATAAGCCTTCGCCGCAAGTTCAAGTAGTTCGCGGTCAGTCATGTATTTCCCCTTGCTCTGATGGCGGTGGCAAGTACGTCAGGGTGGCTTGCATCCCATTGCTCACACAACTTTGCGCATTCCTCACGCTCGGCAACGGCAACAAGGTAAGAAAATACAATAAGTTCTGGTTGCAGTTCTTTGTCTATACACAGTCCAACCTTCTTTGCCAGCTTGATGATGTCGTCTTTGGTCATTTCAAAATCTCCCTCTCAAGCACCTCGGTTGCATCGGTCAACTGCTCGTACAAGTAGTCAGGTAAGGCTATCTTGCTCACTAGACTTGCACTCTCCAGTGCCGACAGTAGGCGCAGTATTTTCAGCAGCTCTTGTTTAGTCATGTCAAGTACCCCACAAAGAAAGCAAACGCCGCCAGTGAGATCGTGGTGATCGCTATTGCGATGGACAGTGCTACCCAGTCGGGTTTGTAGAGGTCTTCGATCTCGTCGTCTTGGTTGTGGTCAGTCATTTGGCTTCTCCTTTAGCTATTGCGGCACGGGCTTTTTTGCCAATGACATTTCCGGGGTCGTACTCAACAAAATGAATGCACTCTTTCAAAAGCGCCAGCAGTTCTTGATTGCTCTCATGCAAACGGCGCAGTTCGTCGACGGCATCGTTTGCCCATAACATAAGTACGCTAAGTGGCATAGTGCTACGCTTTTCATCCGCCAACTTCAAGGCTTCTGGTTGTGTAATCACTTTACCTCCCGTGCGTGAAGCATTGCGTCTGCCATTGCGTAGGCCAGTCGGGCAATGTCGCTATCGGTTAAAGGATCAGGGCCACCACTTCCGTCAGGCTCAGTTACGTGGTCAGGACAAGCATAAATACCCTGCATCGCCTTCGCCGCGAAGTAATCGCGCAGGGTCATGCCTGAGTCTTGAAAGTGACATTCTTTGGATGGGTGCAAGCCCGGAAACGCTGGGCCTCCTGTGGTACTCATGTCCGGTTCCCCCGGCTCGGCAAGCTGAACGCCACAAGGCTACCCTCGCGTGGCACTTGGGCGGTGTAGTCGCCATCGCCTGTCTTGTAGTGACCTCGCTGCCACAGGTCGTTCTCCGGTGCCTTGACCTCGCCAGCCAGCTTCTCGCGCTCGACGTACTTGCCCATGCTTTGCCGAGCTTCCCGGCTCAAGGTTAGGCTCGGGGTACGCACCATGTGAGTCGGTGTGCGGTTGACTTTAATCTCTTCTAGTATGCTCATGCTCCTTCTCCGTTTATAGCTTTGTGCAGTGCAACCTTGCAGGCAAGGTAGCCCGTTGTGTACTCACCCTGAAGGCTTGGCTCAGGTACTTGTCGCATCAGCCATGCAAGGGCTTCGTACAGTTCAGGGGCAGCGGCAATCATCCTTGCGTTTGCGATGCGGTTATCTGGCAGGCGCTTGTCGTGCTGCGCTGATGCCAAGGGCTTGTACCCACCTGAACTGCCGGGGCCTTTTGCTGGGCGTATTGACGCGCCCCTACTGACCCAAGGTGATGTTGTGTATTTCATTTCGATTTCCTCACGGTATTCTCTGGATGCAGCAACCATTTGGTGCCGAGGAAGCGCACGGACTTGACCCATGTGCGTTGGAGTTCTGTTGACTTTGATTTCGTCTAGGATGCTCATAGCGGACTCTCTTCGTAATTTGCAGGGTTAAACGGCAGTTTGCCCATTGGCACTGCTGGGGGTAGCTGGGTAGGGAAAGGCCAGATGTTCATACTTTCTCCGCATCTGCCAAGAACTTGCGCAGGCGTTTAATCCTGGCGTCCTCATAGCTGACCACACTGGTGGCGTACTCCACCGCACTGTGTGCTTCCAGGCGGTGCAGTTCAGCCTCTGCCAACTCTGTTGCTGCCATCTCCACAGGGGTAAGGCGTCTGATGATCCGTTTAAGTTGTTGCGTAATAGTCATGGTTTTTTTCCTTCTTTCAAAATCTCCAACCGTTCCCGGTTGGCTCTCATAGTGCAGTAGCGCTGGTGAATGCGCTCCAGCATGGACACTCTACGGTGCTTTAGTCGTTCCTCGTCCAGCAAAACCAATAGATCGGCTTCACTGTAGTTGGGCAGGTTGCTTTGGAAGGTTCTCCAAGTCAGCAATTTTTTTCTCCAGTTCGGTGATGTGGGCAGTCACCTTGTTGTAAGCCCGTGACGCGCTGTTATGCGTCCGGGTGCGGATTGCAAGTTCGGCCTGTGCAGCCCTCAACTTAGCTTTGAGTTGGGTTAGTCTGTTCATGTCAAGAAGTTTAGCACATAACAATCACTTCTTCAACATCATTCCGCTTGCTGTACCGGGATCAATCACAATCCAGCCGTTTTCATGGACTTCAATCAGCTTGGCATCTATCAAATTATTGATGTACCGAGCGTCTTTGCCATCAATCAAGTTTCGGCGTGAGCCATCTGCTTTTGAGCCGGGAAAGTTTGATATGCCGTTGGCAACGGCGTACTCGCGCATCACTGACTTAGTAAGGTAGGGTGCGCCGCCTCGTTCCTCTGCGCCTGAAGACCACCAGGCCTTCTCAAAATCCGCAAACCCAAGCGACTTATCTTTCTGCTTGGTTTCCGGCACTTCACCCTTGATGACCACGGCGCTGGAAACGGCCTCACCATCTTCATCAAACCAGCCAGGGATTGCTACCGACTCTAGGTCAACATAGACCGGCGCTGCCATCTCGGCGTCTTTGCTCTTACGCTGCACAATCTCAATGGACTTGTCACCCTTGGCGGGTATGACGCTGATCTCAATGTCCAAGGCTCCACGCCATGCAGATGAGCCACGCGCCCGGTGCTGGGCCTCCTCTGACACGCCCGTATGGTGAACCAGAATAACGGTGCAGCCAAACTCCTGCATGAGTGCAGCGCAGGCGTCCAGCATAGTCTTGGCGTCTTGGGCTGAGTTTTCGTCACCGGACATGAAGCGGTGCAGGGTGTCCACCGTAATCACATCCGGCTTGATCTTGAGCGCCCGAATGGCCTCGACCACCTTTAGGTAGCCTTCTGGTGTATTCAGGTCAAGCCCAGACTTGCTGACCCACATATTCAGATTGCTGACGCTGTTGTGGTGCTTCCAGGCTGCAATCCGTGAGCGCAGGCCGTGATGACCTTCACCAGCAAGGTAAACCATGTTGCCGGGTCTAACCTTGTGGCCGAACCAAGTGGCTTTGCCACTGGCAATGTGCAGCATCCAATCCAGCGTCACGAAAGTCTTACCGCCACCGCTGGGGCCATGCACCATGACCAAAGCCTTATCTTGTATCCAGTGCTTCACAAGCCACGAAATAGGCGCAGGCTGCGCTGAAAAGCCGTCGGCATGAATAAGGTAGTCTGTCACTGGTGTAGGCGGCTTGAGCAACAAGGCCAAATCATGCCCCGCTTGCACATAATCATTGGCGTCACCGAGGACGGGCGGTGTTGTCATGCGTACCCCATACTTGGCACTGGCCTGCTCGGCGTAGCGCTGCCCCACTCCACTTGCGTCATGGTCGGCCACTATGCAAATGTCCAGCGTCGGATGGCCTTCCTTTAAGATGCCCGTCACCGGCACAAGGTTGCTGGCGCTGTAAGCCACCGCGCAGGGCTGGCCTGTGACTTCCGCAATGGTGGCGGCTGTTGCAAAGCCCTCGGCAATGTAGAGTGTGGTGGCGTCATCCATGCTACCGACCAGCCAGAACATCGAGCCGGTCTGTCCACCAGGGTGGTACAGCTTGCCGCCGGTATGGTCAATATATTGGATGCTGGAGAGTTCGCCGTCCGAGTTGTACAGTGGCACCATCAGCCTACCGTCACCCGTTATTCGTGCGCCATGCGTCTTAATTCCCTTGCGCTGCAGGTATGGATGCTCTGGGCTTGCTGCTCCGGCCTGCGACCAGATCAAGTCAACGGTATTGGCGGCAACCTCCCGCGCCTTTTTTACCTCGGCATCACGCTGGGTCTTGGCCTCTGCCAAGCGGCGAGACTGAGCCATTTCCTCCACCGGCGTCAGGCTGCGGCCAATGTCTGCTTTCCAACTGGATTCAAAGCCAGAGCGCCAGCAGCCAAAGCGACCAGCCGGTACGCCATCAGAAAAAACCACATACCAACCAGGCTTGTCGTGGCCTTTCTCGCCCTTGGTGCCACTGTTGAAGCGGTGCAACTTGCCGTCAAGGTAGATCACATCAGGTGGCTTCAGACCTGCGCCAAGCATGGCGTCTTTGAGTTGGATGTCAGGTGCATCAACGTGCTTTTGAGGGGGCGGCGACCAAGGGCCACCGAGAATATTTGAGAGGTCTGCCATGAAAATTAGTCTCCACAGAAGCAGGCTATGGCTTCTTCGTTAGGGTCAAAAAGGTTGGTTTGTTCTTTGCTGTATTGCAACATTGATGCGTAGCTGGGACGGTCAGAGCGGAAAGTGCCGATGGTTTCCTCCATCTTGGCCCACCATACAGCGCGTTCTGGTTTCTCTTGAATCAGGCTCAAAATTTGATGCGGCCCTTTCA